CGCCTGGATCTGTGTCGCCTTGACCATTGCATCGCATGATTACGATTGGTAGTTTGCCATTGGCGTTAGCAGCTGATTGCTTGATCCAGGCTAAAGGCTGAAAGTCAGCCCTAGCCTTAACCTCAATCGAAACGCTAGGTATGTTAAGGATGTCCTCACCCTGACGACCAGCCCCGGCAGTATCTGCATACTCCCACCATTGCTTTAAATAGTCGGCTATTACCTTTTGTGTTCTATAGCCTCGATGTTTTCGATGATTAGCCATTTACTGAATGACACTTTTTACAAGTCCATGTGGCATTGAATGGGGCATCGGCACTTTCAATATTTGCAAGATGAGCAATGATTACTTCATCATTACATAACTGGCAATGAACAGACATGGACATCAAATTCATCCATTGACCATTGACATTGACTTCTACAAATCCCATCAGACGCTCCTTAACGCTTGTCGTTCCCATTTGCCAGTTGAGGCAAGTTTGTACCAAACCGTTGAGCATTTGGCTTCACCGGTTCTAGGTGCATAAGCGCAGAAAAATCCGCCCCAGGCACGTCCGTTCTTTTCGCCTTCTTTCCAAACCATATCGCCATGGATGCAACCTTCGGCATTTGTAACTCCTAAAACATCTTGGATGGTTGCAATTGCTTCAGCTGCTGAAACTGCCATTGGCTGATTTGGATCGTTATAAACTGGATGATTGCTCCAAGGATCTGCAGCTAGTGCTTCCTCTTTTGTTTTAAAACTTGGCACTTCATTAGCCTGAGCAATTTGCTCGGCTGTAACTCTTTCAACTTTAATCATCTCGGATCTAGAAGGTCTTTTACCTTTAGCTGCGTAACCTCCGTTTGCAAGTGCGCGACCGATCGCGCTAGTCTCGCAATTTTCCAGCGCTGAAGTTGAATTAACACCGCGATCAGTAACCTTCTCCTCAGCGTATCCGGTTGAAAACGCCACGCTATCTGCGAAAGTTCGATATAAGTATGCTTTAATAATAAATCTATCATTTGCAAAACTCTCCAATTCTGTGCTTAGTCTGAAATCCGGGAAGTCTTTTATAAACTTTTCTAATCTAGTTTCCACTGTTTCATAATCTGCTAAATTAAATGCCATCTGTTAATTCATCCTGTCCCATTAGATAATCGGTTTGTTCCGGTAATGACCATACTGTGCCATCCGCCCAAGTCTGCACCTCGATCGCGCATTGATTGCAGTAATTTCTGCGTGTCCCCTTGCTTTTTGGGTGATTGCTTAAAACTGTGTAACTAGCTGCTTTCTGTCCAAGTAGTGAATTTACGCCATATCGGACTTTGCAGTAATCGCACCAAACTCCGGGTGCTGATTTAATAACTGTCAAGGTCATTCCAATCAGTTGATGCAATTTGTCCAGCGAGTGCAATGTACGCTGCGCCGTCCTTGTAACTGTCTGAGTGGAGCCTTGTTTCTTGTAAGCGTGCGATTTTGACAAGTGCCATACAGACTGCGACTTCGTGAGGCTCGATGTTTCGTTCAAGATAGGTGCTCCAGTATTTGGAGATTCGAAGGTGATTGATAGCTGCCAAGCCGTAATCTTTACCTCTGTCTGCGATGAGGTCTTTTGCTTCGTCAAGGATGTCATTAGCGTCCATTAACACTCACGCGCTGACTGTTCTTGCCCACTACCAAACCCTCGCGTTTGCCTTCGTTGAAGCCCTGCGACCAACCGACGACATACCATAAAACGTTCGCGATCAGTAATAAAATAATTACTGGCACTTGTAAATCCATTTGTTTTCTCCCTTTATCAGATACTGGGTTTCTCTGATGGGATTACGGTCTCACAATCTGGAGACAATTACACGTTTATTTAGATAACGAAACGGTAACGATTTAGCCCCAGCGTTTGCCTTGATAGATAAATGATCCATCTTTAGGATCGATTGGGATGAGTTCAGGCGTGAAACGCTTACCATGTAATGTGCCTACCACGAAACCCATCTGCCAGTTTGCATATCCCTTTGTATAGCCCATACCGGGGCTTGAAAGGTCGACAAGGTTGCCAACCTCAACTCCCCATACAATACGGCCGTATCGGCCTCCAGAGGCCTCAGAATGGGCAGATAGCCCAAGTCTATGGGTATGCCCTGACACTATTGACTTGCCCATACGCATGGCGCCATTGAGGGCTGTTTGTCCAGGCTTGTTTGATAGTGGAAAAGCGTCTCCGTGGCAAGTGTGCCAACCTGGAGCAAAATCAAATCCGTTCGGATGATAACGGATGCCGGCTTTGTCGTAGCCCATAAATTTATCGTAACGCAGCTCAGGCAAATTCATAAATGCCGGTAATCTGCGTGACAAAGATTTGTAAACGCGAGCACCGTGGTTAGAACCAACGACATCAGTAACGCCGAGATATTGGAGAATCTCTAAAGTGAGTTTGCGATCCTCATCAATATTGCCTTCAACTTCTTGCCATGATTGGGCAAAACCACCAAGCTGCGGTAGGTCGATCTCATCACCAATACAGATGGTTTGGTGAGGCTTGTAAGCCCTTAAAAACTTGCCTAGATTCTTGACTGCTGCTTCATGAAAGAACGGTGCCTGGATATCTGAAATCCAAGCAATTCGTTTTACTGTCATTAGTCCTCGTCGTCGTCGTCCTCATAGTCACCGAACCTTTCTGGTTCGATAGGATCTGGCAAGATCCAAGCAGGATAGGCAGAACGTTCCACAATAATGCCCAGTACTGTCTCCTCATCAAAACCTGCTCGCTTTAGACTTTGAGCAAACTCATACATTCCTATGCAATAAGCATCGAGTGCTGAGTAATCTTGCTCTACTAAGTCTTTAGTTGCTTTCTTTGCCATGTGGATAAGTGTCCCTTACTTTTTGAGAAGTTCCATCATCTGTTCTTGGCGTGTCTCTATTCTTGCCAATCGGTCAGCGAGAGATGATCCACCATTCGGCGTAAGAGTCCACAGCCAACCGCGAACCAAATAACGCAGACCGCCAACAAATACAGCAATCGTCGAGACAATGGCAAGGATGAACCCTGCCCAATCACTTGCACTCACCGCAAACCGAACGCTTCATCTTTAGGGTTTAGCCAACGCATTACTGGAGGAATTGTTGCCAAAGCCCCAGCGTAAGCAATGTTCTTAGGGTTGGTCTCCCCGGCAGCGACAAGTGCAAGAGCAGCTGTTAGAAACGCTCTGCCCCAACTTGCTAACATTTTCTTTAGGTCTTGGTTCATCTGTTCCTCCTAGTAACGGGATGTTAAAAAACTTTGAATCCGTGTCGCCAGCCTTTGTAAAACTGACGTGAATGTGTTTGATGTGTGGGTTAACTCCGGTGTATTTGCGCCAGCGCCAGAGGCTTCGAGCGCTTGCAATCTTTTTGTTAAAAATAACATATGCAATGCGTTTATCTGACTTTGCGAGAGTTCGTATTTGGTCGGCAATGTAAGCAGCTGTAGAGGATGATTTGTCGAAATCAACATCGAGATCGATAGCGCGGACATACCCTGAATCAGGGTCAGGGTTATGATCGCTCTTTCGGGTCGAATGACGGGCATCTCCGATTGTGCCGTCCGAGTCACGCTTTCGATCTGGATAAGCATCGTCTGCCTGTTCTCTTAATTGAATAACGGATTTTGATAAACGAGGTTTCATGAGAGGAGGAGTTGAGCCTCGTCCTCAGTAATACCTAATTTAGCCAATAAATCAGATTTGGCAGCTGCTTTGTCAGCATCTTGTTGTGCTTTCCAAGCATCAAATTGAGCAAAGCCATCTGTGTATTGCTTCTTTGTAATTGGATCACAATCGATAAACTCAATACCTTCGTAATCGGTACCAGTTTGAACGTATCCGCCATTTGGGATCAACATTCCTAAAACTTCAACTGATGTAGCCATTATGCACCTATTTCCAAGAGTGTGATTGTTGATGGAGCCGATGAATATTGGAATGTTACGCTGCAACTATTAGCAGTAGTTTGGACTGCGCCTTGCAATTTGTATGTAGTAGATGATGTTGTTGCTGGTGAGTCCAAATAAGTGACGGGCAAAATGCCAGCCCAAGAAGCAGAACTAGCACCACCGGCATTGATAAATTGAAAAGTATCGTCGGGATAATCCACGATAGTTGTCGCACCGCGCAAAAGTCTTGCTTTAGCAGCTGTATTTGTTGTCAAACGATTGTTGAAAAATTCAGCATTAACAATGACTAGAATCTTCGAAGTAGAAGCCGTGGGAGTAATTGAAGCCGTAATTGTTGTATCGGCTAAAGTTGTGCTTGCAATGCTTGTTTGCGTTGTTGTAACCGCTGAAACGACCTGTAATACTTTGCCACCACCACCTGCTGGAGTTGCCCAAGATGGCACTCCACCTGCTACGGTAAGAACCTGACCAGTAGTTCCAATTGCTAAACGAGTGTTTGTGTTTGCAGTCGATGAACGGTATTCAATATCACCAAGAGTCGTTGATGGATTAAGTGCCTTGGTTGTCGTGTCTACAGACGAGCCTAGGGTGCGAATAGCAGCTGCGCCGTCTTTTACAAGACTTGTGTCGTCCGGGGTTGTCCACCCATAATTTGTTGTCGTTGCCATTTACGCTACTGCTCCTATCGCATTGTTCCATGTAAGTATAGCCGATAAAGTATTCCAAGCCTCAGAGGCTGAAACCTGATCCCAGCGGATTGCCACTTGGGAAAATTCAATTGGGGTCGCATTGATGGTCAGATCAACCCGGTTATAACCAGCCCTAAAAGTAAAGCCTTCAACGTATCCTTCAAATTCGCCATCGTTGATGTTTGAGGGCAGATTTGTAATTTTAATTGGTTGACCCATAAATATTGAAATCAAAGCATCGCGATCTGCGTCATCAATTTCATTGTTTCCTAATGGGAAAGTAATTGAGTCAAATTTTGAACGAGGGTAGGATCTGAGGGCTAAGCGTCGATCAGCGACGGATTGTGCATCAGTTGCCCCGTGAATAACCGTATTGATCGATTCAGCATATAATCCAAAAGTTATTATTGAAGTGGTATCAACGGCAGTTTTTTGAGATCCGTATCCTGCTCCGTAATTGAGCGTTATGTCATTTCGGATATCACCCGATTGAGTGATGGATCTAATTCCTGCAGCGTAAGCATTGTTAGCATCTAATTCTGTGTAGCCATTTGCAGCCAAGTAATTTTGGCGATGGGTAGCATCGGCGTAAGAAATGCGACCATACCCATCCTCATAGAGTTGACCAAGGGCAGATTGAGCAATAAGAGCTGCGAGACTGTAGCGATCTACAACGTCGGCAGATGATGGACGCGATTGACAAGTATATTGACCTGGACGATCGATCTCACCAATACCTACGTTTTCTGCATTTGCCCAAGTAGTTGTTGGATTATAGGCAGACCAAATTAAAGCCGGTGCTACTTCATTCCAAGAGTTAACCAGCAAATCAGCCAATAACTCATAAATCTGATCGCCATCCTCATCCTGGGCTAGAGTTGCCGTCCAGGTAGATTTTGAAAGTCTGGATAATGCACCAACGGCAGTTATATTCGCAGCTGTAGTAAATCCTGTTGAGCCGGCTTGTATAACCTCAATACTAAAATCTGTGATGAAACCGCCAAATATGCCTATATAAGTCCCAGCCGAATTTTGTAATTCAATAGTCAAAGAATCCGTGGCTTTGAAGTTAAATGCTTCATTTGTCAGATTGACTAACTGGATATTGCAATACCCGGCTTGAGCCTGTTGCTCAATAGTTGTACGACCGCTAGTAATTGTAAGATTGGCAATTGTGCTACTTGCATAATTTTCAGCATTGCCATTGATATAAACTTTCCAAGCCGGCGTCCAGTTACTCATATTGCCTGCAAACTTAGAGATCCATTAGTGCCGCGCATATTGGAGGATTGAATAATATCCACGATCTGACGAGCAACGCCTTCCTTGTCCAAGGCTCCGGATACGTTGATGTTGTAAGTGTCGCCAGAGATAGCAGCTTCCGCCATACGGAAAGAGCCAGCATTAAATGAACCAATTGATGTTGAAGCAGCTGCCGTTGCTGCTGCCGTTGCTGCTGCAGTACTAGCCCCTGCCCCACCTGTCCCAGATGTTGTACCAGTTCCTGAAACGCTTGGAGCAGTGTAAGTCGGAGTTGATATATTAGGCGCTGAAACTGTTGGGCTTGTAAATGAAGGCTTTGAAATGGTTGGAATATTTGGCAGTAAAGGTACTGAGTTGTAAGCCTTGATCATGGCGTTAATGCCATCGATGGCGCCAGATACCAGGGTACGGATCACGTTAATAATTCCGCCAACAATATCAATAACTCCACCGGCTACCTTTGCAACAAATGAGATCGCTCCAGCAAGAGCAACGGTAAAGACGGGGACTATGTAATCCACGATGAAATTACCAAGTGCCTGGAAAGATTCTTTATTGCGGTCAATTGCTTCTTTTAAGGGATCAAAAAGTTTTACAAATCTTTGAAAGTTAGGTACTACCTTGTCAACAATAATTGCAATAAGAGATTCGATGATTGGAAGCAATTTGTAACCAATGGCTTCAACCCCTTCATCAAATGCAATCTTGAGACGGTCCATCCGTCCCTGGAATGTTTCAGCATTTTTAGAAGCTGCGCCACCAAATAGATCAGATAACTTTGTTTGAACGTCTGTAAAAGACATTGCCTTTAACTCAGCGCTTGAAAGTCCAACGCCTAATTTGCCAAGAGCTGCCGTGTTACCGTCATAAGCCTTACCCAAGGCATTTGCTACGCCTTCAAGGGGCTTGCCTGTCTGGGTTGAAATATCGAGAGCAAGAGCCAATAACTCCTGAGCCTTGCTAGTTGAATTTGTGCTTAAAGCCAAGCGAGCAAGCGCAGGACGTAAAGAATCATCTGCCACGCCTGTAGCGCGTGCCATCTTGTCAATTGAATCCTCAGTAGCAGCAATTTGAGCCTTGGTTGCTCCTGTAGCGTTTTCCAACGCTGAGGCTAATCTGACTTGGCTCTGTTCATCGGCTAACGCAGCCTTAACGCCATCAACGCCAATCTTGACTGCAT